GCCGTAACAAATATTAGTTATGTTTGGTACTAACGTAACTTGAATTCTGTTCTTGTAAGGCTGCAATGCTTGTTCTATATTCTTTTTAACTGTTTCAAAATCAAATGGATTATCACCCACCCCTTGTACATCTCGAACCTGTATGTTTACTTGTCCGGTCTTTTTAACAATCTCTTCAAATAGAGTTTGATGTCCTTCATGCCACGGTTGCCATCTGCCCAACATCTGCGCTGTGGGTTTTCTATTATTCCAAACATACTCTTGTATTTCGTCTGCTATTCTTAAAGACCATAATTCAGCATTTTGTGTAGGCACTCGAAAATCATATTCTTCTGGTGGTACAAACATCTTATTAGTGTCTTCAAAACGGCCTTCTTTGATAGTATCTACCCATACGATATAATCAGCGGAAAAGTCCTGTCTAGTTTTTTCTGTAGGACAAACAAAGTCTGCAATCACGTGTTTGCCACGGTCTAATCCTTCTTGTGCTAGGTGTTTCATTCGTTCTGCTTGTCTTGTTCTACCCTCTGGAGAAAAATCCCAATCGTTGGCTTCTGCTCGTACTCGGTCAGCATTTAACCACTCAGCACCTAGTAAGGTCGCTAGTTTATCAGAGAGATAACTCTTACCAGATCCTGGCAATCCCATTACTAATATTTTTTTATTTTTTGCCATGTATGATTTTATGTATGTGTTGCCAGTTATTTACTCGGATGATATTTTCCTCTTCTAAACCCTGGTTGTAATCGTGATTGTACAACAGTGGTCGTAAACCATATTCTAAACCTTTTTTAGCATTGGTCCATTTGTCTTCCACCCACCATAGTCCTGTGCCATGGAATTCTGCCAGTGCTGCATCTTTATGATCTCCTGTTTCTAATATAAAGAAATTTGTAAACACAGTATCACCAAACAATTCGGCTAATCTTCTTTTTCTTAATTCCTGTGCTGGTATATCTGATGTTTGTGATGTTATGGGTATAAATGTCCAGCCCTCGGCGTGTAATAATTTTACCCAAGTCTGTGCATCTGGCATGGGGGGTTGTGTACTCATCCATGCACTCTTGTTAAATTCTCTAACTAATTCTCGAGAAAGATCCCGGTGTATGCCATATCGAATACTCATATCGTATTCGTGCTCTGTGTTCTCTAATTGTGGGAATCCTTTAACGGCCATCCATTTACTAAAATGGTCTTCCCATTCTAATAGTACACCGTCAACGTCTGTGAGTATTATTCTATCTGATTGTGGCATCTTCCATACCAGCCACTCGTAGTTTAACTATGTTAGTCAACTGCCATTGTTTTTGATCCAGTCCCTTGGTTATGCCTAACCATTTGTTTCTTAATAGAGCAAACTCATTGATAATTTTTTCCATATCTACCACATCTGACTCGCCATCCACATACTTGTCAGCATCTCTAGATGTTAGTGCTCTGTTATAATTTTCTAGGAATTTTTTAAATGTTTTAGATCTTAATCTTCTATTTTCTATATTAAGATATTCTAATATAGCTTCTATTTCTTGTAATTGATTAAATCGTTGTTCCACCACTCCTGGCAATGATGCTGCTGATTTTTCAAGATTTCCAAAGATATATATTTCTTTTCTTGCTGCTTCAAACTCTTGATCAAAATGTTTTATACAATCAGGTATTAAACTAATATCCTGACTTACTTTTGTGTACCAGCTCATTATTCGTCGTATCCATCTTCTTCATCTTCGGCAAACACGCTTTCAATTGCTGCTTCCAATTTCTCGTCATACTCTCCAGCGGATTTGATCACTTTGGTTGGAACGCCAATGTCTACCAATGTCTTGATAAAGTCCACAGCACAATCCACTTTCTGCCTATCAGGCACATAGTGATTGATTGAATTCCATATCTGTTCTATTTCTTCGTGTGTAAATTCTTGCATTTTTATTTCTTTTTTGTTGTTGTTATTCCCGGTCTTTGTTTAAAATTTAAAACTTTTTGTTTGAGAGTTTCAACAGCAAGTACCAAAGGTGCATATTTTCCTAATTCTAAAGTCCTTACTTTAGCATGTAGTTTTTCTACATCACCATAAAATGAATAAACAGAATCAATCTTTATTGATTTTTTAGATTCTCTTTTTTTCAGTTTCTTTTTCATCTTCTACAATATTTTTTTATAATAAAAAATCCAAACATTTTTTCCAAACTGGATGTAACGTCCTTTTATTTCTTTATTTTTTTTCTTTTTTAGTTTCTTTTTCACTCTCTTCTTTTGGTTCTGGATTTTTAACATTTAGATAATCATTCATTATCATTGTTAATTTATCTCCATCCCAATCTTTTCTGTATTCTAGATGTTCTTTGCCTTTGCTGTCTATGTATTTTAATCTGTTGCCGGATTGCACTATTACTCCTTGTTTCTCAAACAAGTCAACCAATCCAGAGTAAGGATCCATACCTGTGTCATATGGAATCTTAACTTGTACACTTTCAAAAGGTTTAGCATATCGAGTCTTCATAACTTTACATGCTGCTCGAATACCTCTTACTTCAGTAATTTTATTACCTGCTTCGTCTTCTTTTAATTTTAATTTTTTCATTGCGATCACGATAGATGAAGCATAGATAAATCCTTGCCCTCCAGAAATTTTATCATCTGGATCAAACATGTCCTGTGAAGCATAAGTGTGATTGGTACATACCATGCCCACATTCCAAGAACCAAACATGTTCACACAATTTCTAACCAGTGCTGTTAGAGCTTTGGGTTTTCTACCCAAATCACCTTTCATCTCTCCTGCTTCAAACTGATTAACATCTGTTGGAGTTAATAACATACCCAATGAATCTATTACAAATAAAATTTTAGGAGCAGTTTCTTTATTATCTGGGTTTTCTTCTCTATAACCTTTCATAAATTCTGATATGGTTTTAGCCACATCATCCACCATGGAAAGACTTAATTTTAATAATTTCTTCTCATCTGTGTCCACACCCAGTGCTTTAAGCCATGCTTCGTCTAAAGCATTCTCAGTATCAATCAGTATCACATAGATGCCTTGTGCCTGTGCATTCTTGATTATGTTGCCTGATGCTATGTAAGATTTACCTGCTCCTGATTCTCCTGCTAGCACAGATACTTTACCTAATGGAATACCTTTGTTAAAGTCTCCTGATATCAAATAGTTTAATGCGTAGTTGCCTGTAGAGATCCAGTCTGTAGGATCATTGAATCCTAAACCTAAACCTTGAATTGATTTTGTAATACTTTTTCTAAATTTTGTTGCGTCAAATACTTTTGTCATTTTTTTTATTCCTATGTTCTTATATTAACACTAATTGGCTCCAGTGTCAATATGCTGGAGCCAAAAAGGGAAATTGGTGTTATTATTTGCTTTGTCTTGATCTAATCAATTTCAATATATCTTCTGCTCTTTTAGCACTGTCAGTTGATGGCTGAGGTGCTGCTGCAGCAGGAGCCGCTATTACCGCTTCTACTTTGGTAACAACTGCTTCTCCGTCTACCGGAGTAGATACTGATGTTGATGCTGATCCATTTGCAGGAATCGACACGCCAGCTGGTCTAAAATATTGACCATATTTTTCCAGATCATATGCTTCACCTTCTACAGATTTTTCAAATAATTCTTTAATTATTTTTAGTTCTGCATCAGTGGGCTTCTTGGGTCTGAAGTCATTTAGATTGAACAAGCCAAACTTGTCAATGGCTGCTCTTTCTGCTTCATCTAGAGCTCTTTCTCTTCTGCTCCATTTTGAAGTAGAGTAATCAGCATATCCACCTTTGGATGTTTTGGTTATTCTAAAATCCACACCTCTCACAGCATCAGTTGGTAACTCTTCCATTTCTGGATCCAGTAACGCAGATCTGATTATGTTAAAAATTTGTGGACCGATAATGAATCTTCTTATCGGATTCTCTGATGTTTTGTCATCACTCAATGGATTTTGTAACACAAAACCTTGGAATATATAACTTTTCTTCTTCCAATATTTTCTGCCCATGTCTTCCATTGACTTGTCTTTGAACCAGGGTCTAACTTCTGTTAGAACCGGGCAAGTTTCTCCATACATCTC